TTTAGGGGGTGTTCGGAAGGCAAATTTGTAGCTGTATTTATATCTATATGTGTGGACAAGTGAACTGTTCAAAAATGTTCAATTTTAATTTGCGATGCTGAACGAATGTGATAAATTTCCGCATGGACAAAACATATACAAAACTATTTCACAGAATCCTTTCAAGCTCAATTTGGGACGAGGACGATAAGACGCGGCTAGTGTGGATTACGATGCTTGCGCTAACCGATGAAAGCGGCTGCGTTGTTTGCACCGTTTCAAAGCTCGCCCGCGATGCTCGCGTGGAACTAGATGCGTGTCAGGCCGCATTGGACAAATTCCTTGCGTCCGACTCTGCAAGTCTAACTTCTCAAAACGAAGGGCGGCGCATTGAAAAAATTGAAGGCGGCTGGCGGTTGCTGAATCATGGCAAATACAAAGAAATGATGAGCAAGGAATCGCGCCGTCAGTATTTCAGAGAAAAGCGCAGAGAGTATCGCCAGCGCGAGCGTGAATTAAACAAGGGAAAAAACATTAAACAAATAGTCCGCGAAAAATTAGAATCGGAAGAATAGCGATTTTCCTTGTCAAATTCTAAATCATGTCGCATGGTTGGCCTGTGACGACCATAAAAGAAAACTTTCCCGCCAGACCGAGCGATTGCGCGGTCGTCACAAACTACACTTTCGCGGAGTCTGGCGGGGATTTGTTCTTATGAAAGACCTCACTTGATTGACCCAGCTTATTTTGTCTGGCATAAATGAAAACTCCTGACGAACGCGAAATCAGCGCAAGCATTGGCGCATGGGCGTCAGCTTTAGGCAAAGACCCCAAAACAATTCAACTGCGCTTAAAGAAGCGCGAGTATCGTTTTGAGCCGCACGATAAAATTCCCGCGCAAGAAATTTTCAAAGCATTGATGTCGGATAAAGATGAAGCGTTGGCGCGCATTGCCGCCGCCGATGCGGATGCAAAAGAGCGTGAAAATCGAGTTGCGGACGGCGAATTGATGGAATTGCCAGCGATTGAAAAAGCATTGTGGTTTGATTTGCTTGCACCATTGCGCTTGGAGTTGGAGCAGTTGCCGCAGATTTATGCCGGACTTTGTAATCCGCAAGACCCGCAGACCGCCGAAAAAGTTTTGCGTCAATTTGTGGAAAAGCTGAAAGTGAATTTGAAAGAACCAAAAAACGAAGATGCGCTCGCAGGATAAAAAATATCTCAAATCTTTGGTTGAAAGGTTTTGTGCGCCGAAACCAATTCAGCTTGCAAGTGTTTGGGCGGAAGAAAACTTCGTGCTTAACGAGCCAAAGATAAAAGGCCCGTTCACTTTTGTTGGCCGCGAGTATTTGCGCGAGCCGGTTGACGCATGGGGCCCGCTGCCGGAAAACCTTAAAAGCGGAACGGATTTCGTTGCGGTGTTTGGCACGGGCGCGGGCAAGACGGTTTCCAACATGGCGGGGATTTGCTACCGACTGGCAAACGAGCCGACGCGCGCTTTAATTGTAAAGCCAACGGGCGGAACGGGGCCAGCGGGAGCGCGTTCATTCGCCAAGACGCGATTGCACAAAGCGATTCGCGCGACGAAAGTTTTGCGCGATAAAATTCCAACTGGCGCGGCGCGGTTTGATTTTACAAGTGGGCAGATGCAAATTAACGGCAGCATCATCGACGTGACGGGCAGCAACTCCGCTAGCCAGCTTGCCGAAAATCGTTGCGACGTGGTTTGGCAGGATGAAATTGACAAATACCCCGAGCAGACCGAAACAAGCAAAGAAGCCAATCCAGTCACTCTAGCTGACGAGCGCACAAAGTCCGTTCCTGAATCGCGCCGTTACAAACAATCAACGCCGACCTTGGACAATACCGGCATCTGGGAAGAGTTCAAGAAATCCGACAAGCGCAGATTTTTTCTTCCGTGTCCGCATTGCTCTGAAAAAATTGTCTTTGCATGGTCAAAACGATTCTCCGTTTTTGAACCGCAAGGTTACGAAGCGTATATCAAATGGGACGACGATGCGCGGACGCAAAACGGAGACTGGGATTTAGACCGCGTAGTTAAATCGGCGCATATGGTTTGCCCACATTGCCAAGGCAAAATACTCAATTCTCACAAACATGAAATGTTAAAACATGGCGAATGGCGAGCGACCGCGCAGGGCGTTCCGGGATATATCGGCTGGCATCTTCCGTCCATGTATTCAACATCGCGCGATTGCGATTTTGGCGCGATGGCAAAAAAGTTTTTAACTGCGAAGCGAAGCATTGATGGCGTAAAGGGGTTTATCAATTCCGACCTTGCCGAGCCGGACGTAAATCAATCGGTGTCAGTTGACCGCGTAGGAACAGTCGGACGCCACATAGAATTAACGGGCGAATGGCTGAAAATTTTATCCGTGGATTATCACGAACACGCGCCATATTTTTGGGCGGTTGTCCGCGCATGGAACGGGACGGACGCTTGTCACGGCCTTGAATACAAGGCGTTCAATCAATGGGACGAATTGGACGACTTGCAAGCGAAACATCAAATCATTCCGCAAGCGGTGTTTTTGGATGTTGGCTTTTCGCAGTCGGAAGTTTTGCGGAACTGCGCGAATATAAAAATGCCGACGCGATGCCAGCTAGACCCGCCAATCCAAGACAAGTTGCCAATGGTGAACGGCTGGAATCCAATGAAGGCTTTTGGCGGAAAGCGACAATTCCGCGATGAGGAAAGCGGGCTTTATCGTCCTTACCGCGTCAATCCAAACATTGACCCATACAGCGGCACAGATTTAGCCAAGCAAATGCGAATTGAACTTTTGGAGTTCCTGTCGGATTTGTTTGAGGACATGATGGACAACGTGCGGACGGGCAAGACGCATTTCAAATGGACAATCTCGCCGGAAATGGACACGGAGGAGTATCACAAGCACATGGCTGGAAAAGTTCGTAAGCCAAAGAAAAACAATCCGCGCGACTATACTTGGCAATCTCGTCGCTCTGATTGGGACGACCATGTTCATGCGTGTGAGCTAATGAATTTCGTTGGAGCATACCGCTTGAATTTAATCAGCTTCGATGCTATACAGGCAATGAAGAAAGAAAAAGAAAACGCATGAACCTAGGCGCCGCCCGCAAACAGTTTCACGAAAACTTAAAAATAAATGTCGTCGTCGCAATCCGAAATGGATTGCCCGCCGAAGAAATACGCGACGGATTGTTTTCCGCCGCCGAGCCGATAATCATGGCAATTCAGGAAAAGGAAATTGCTGAAACCGCCAGCCTGATTACGCCCGCAACCAACGCAACGCCACTGCCAAAATGAAACCACCTGAAACAGAATCCCCGCGAAACAAGGTTCAAAACGCGCGCAAAGCGATTGCGGAAACCGTCAAAAGTTTCTTTCCGCCGCGTGAGAAATGCAAATGCGGTTGCCATGAAAAGCCAAAGGAGCAGCCGAAATGAAACAGCATAAATGCCATTATTATTCAGGTTCTGATAATGGAGTCCGCATTTATTGCTGGCTAATTTTCGGAAAACACCGGTTGGCAAACGTGGTTAAATGTTTTCAGCTAAATCCTAAATTTCTACAATGAAAACCAACCTCTCGCCTCGCCAAGAGCAAATCGTCAAGCTGATTGCCAAAGGTAAAACCGACAAGGAAATTGCCGACTCGGTTGCCATCAAGAAGAATACCGTTGGCAGTCACGTTCGCGCCATCCTGCAAAAACTTCGCGCATCTTCCCGCGCTCATGCCGTCGCCATTTTTTTGTCTCAATAACTAATGCTTTTGCGTTAGCGTTTTCTAGCGTCTATTAAAAATAGACACTCCGTGCCAATAATAATGCCGGATGGATATAGCTGTTGAGACGCTGCAAATGTTTTTGGAGAACGCTTGGGATGATGCTCCCGATAGCGCGTCAAGTTTACGTCAACAGCTTCGCAATCAAGAGCGCGCGGCGGGCAACTTGTTTTCAGGCGGCTCAATCGGTTCGGTTTCTAAAAATTCGGCTTCGCAATCGTATCGCAGCGCGGGCGTTGGCAGCTACACTCCCGCGCAGCTTCAGCAATCTTATCGGATGCTGATTGAGCTTTACGACCGCGAAAATAATAAGCTGAACGGATTTATTTGGCTTATTCAAAATGAGCCGACATCGCCGCCCGCGCAATGGTTTATTGAAGCCTTCCCGCAATACGCGAATTATAATCCCGCGCAACCGCCAGACGCGGATATAGCGGTTTATCCTTTCATGCAGCGGATTTTGAAACCCGTATATGATTATCAGCCGGACGTTTCCTATTTGCGTTTAGAGCCGACCGCATACGATGGGAATTTCATTCCAGAAGGAGCGTGCTGGTGAAATCTCCAATCACAGCTTTAATTTTCGACTCCGCTAATTTTCCGACATTTGGCAGGATTGCGCTTAATGCCACCAAAGTCNTTCAAAAGACTTTTCCAAAATCCGACACTTGCCGGAAATTATTTCACGGAACTAAAAACTGGTATGAGGGCGGCTGGCCGCTGGCTACTGGCGGAAAGTTTTCTTATCTGCCGTCGCTCGTTCAAGATGCCAAGTTTGACCAGAACTATATCACGCGCCGCGAGATGTTGCGCCGGATGCGTTATTGGTCGCAAAACTCGCCACTCACAGAAGCAATTCTTTCCGTTGGTGAGCGTTACACTGTTGGCGCAAGCGGGCTTCACGTCTCGTTTTATCCAAGCGACGACATTTCGGAAGATGCCGACAATTCATGGTTTGAGCGCGCGGAAAGCGTGATTCAAGAATGGTTTCAGCACTGCGGCTGGAATGGTGAAAGCATGGCCGAACTTTTGAAAGTCGCCTATCGCTGTCAAAAAGTTGACGGCGACGTTTTAATTCTTAAGACGCGCAAAAATCTTCCGTTATCGTTTGACAATCGCATTTTGAACGTGCCGAAACCCGTCCTGCAAATTGTTGAAGGACACCGATGCGAATCGCCTTGGAATCAATTTGAGCAAGAAGGCATCACGCTGGTTGATGGGGTTCAATATAAAACGGTTGACGTAAGCGGGCGCACGATGCTTGATAAAATCGGATTTTGGGTTCGCAGCGGTCAGACATCATTTGAACAAAATGATTCATGGGTGATGATACCTTGCGAACAGATTTGGCAACTGCGAAACATTCATCGTGCAGACCAGCCGCGCAGCGTTTCTGATTTCTATTCCTGCGAAGTCAATTTGAACAAGCTGGAAGATGTTATCACAATTGAATTAACCGCGCAAAACGCGCAGAGCGTCCGCGCCGTAGCGATTGAAAGCGCAAGCGGACAGGCCGCAAATCCGCTTGACCCAAAACTTGAGCGCATTAACGCAGCAATGGGGCGTCCGTCCGCGCCAGCGTCAACAACCGATTGGGATAAGCGCACCGCAGTTTTCCGCGAAGAAACTGGCGCATACATTTTTGGATTAAAGACAGGTGAAAAAGCCATCAACATGGCTCCGACGCGGCCAAGCGATGCGACGTTAAACCTTTTGGAATTTTTAGTTAATTCGGTTTGCGCTGGCGCACACGCCCCGCGCTGCCTTGTATTTGAAAAGATTTCCGGCCAATCGGCGCGGTCACAAGGCACGGAAGTTCGCGCGCAACTTGATTCTGCCGACGCCTATTTCAAAGGCGACTACCAAAAATGGAAAGCCTTTACGCGCGAAGCGGTTATTTATTTCATGGAATGGGCAATTCGAAATGACTCGCGCGTGGTTGACCCGCCCGCGAATTGGCGCGATTGCATCCACATTCAACAGCCAGCGGCTTGCAATGTTGATTACGGCTATGTCACCAATGCAAATTTGATGAGCCTTGCGGCGGGCGCGACGAATTACCACATGATTCTTTCACCGCTCGGATTAAGCACGGTGACAGTTTTCAAACAACTCGCGCGCGAACAAAAGATGCTCGAAAAATTGGGCATCAAAACCACCTTGCCAGCCTTGATGCAAGGGCAGATTCAACTTACGGGCGAGCCGCCTGAAAATAAAAAGGAGTTGCAAACCGCATGAACAGAAAACGCAAAATTGAATTTCTCCAAAATCGCGGCGTTACGGTTGCGAGCGATTGCGCCGACGCTTGGCTTGACGAACAGATTGCGAAATTTGAAAACCGCACCGTGAATTACAAAGGCGGAAAAATTTCCGTCATGTTTGACAAGGATTCCGATACGCCGGTTGAGGTAATGATTTACCAAGACATCGGCGCAGACCCTTGGAGCGGCGAAGGATTTACGGCGAAAGATTTCATGGAAGCAACCAAAGGCGTGGACAACACGCGCCATTTGGATTTGCGAATCAATTCCGCTGGCGGCTCGGTATGGGAAGGGTTGGCGATTAAGACGCGCATTGATGAATGGAAGGGTAAAAAGACGGCGAGCATTGACGGCATGGCCGCTTCCGTCGCGTCTTGGTTGCCAATGGGTAGCGGCGTAAAAGTCCGCGCTCCGCGCCACGCGCAAATTTTTATTCACGACGCATGGGGAATGTGCATGGGGAATGCGGAAGAAATGGCCGCGCAGTCGAAAGACTTGGACACCACTTCGCAGCAAATTGCGGAAATGTATCAGCGCAAGGCAGGCGGCACGGTTGATGAATGGCGCAATCGAATGAAGGAAAATTCGTTATTCACCGCCGAAGAAGCAAACAAGCTCGGATTGATTGATGAATTGACCGACGACGAGCCAATTTCAAATTTCACGGCATTGCAAGTCCGCAACATGAAAACAAAACTTGCCGCCTTGAACACGATTAAACAACCCGTCCAACAGGGCGGACAACACAAAAACAACAAAACCAACATGAAACGAAAAGATAAAATCGCCCTGCTTAACCGTAAGGGTGTATCTGTTTCCAAAAATGCCACCAATGAATTTTTGGACAAAATGATTGCCGCGAGTTACAACGCTCCGACTTTCAAGAACGGCAAAGACGGCGACCACGATGAAGATTGCGATTGCGCCGAATGCTCGGTAAAAAACGCTCCCGAACCTGATGCGGAAAAGCCTGATGCAGACGCTGACGACGGCGCGCCCGCAAAAGACGAAGAGCTTTGGAAAGCATCTACGGAAAACCGCTTGAAGCAGGTTGACGCGCTCCTTTTGAACCAGCGCAAATCCGCGCTGCAAGCGCAGTTTGACAAGCTCGTTACAGAAGGAAAACTTCCGGCGAACGATGTCAAAGAATGGATGACCGACGCGCTGAACGCGAAAGAAAACGAAGCTGGCGAAAACCCGATTGTCGCCAAACTGAACAAATTGCCTGTCGCATTGCCGGGAACTGCGCCGTTGAACATCACCGTTGGCGACCCCAACTCCATTGATGAGCTTGACCGCGCCGTTAAAAACCTGATGGCTCCGGCTCACTTCTATTCGCGCAATGGCACGACCGCTGAAAATTACAGCGAGCGTCTGGCGATTGGCGAAAACTCCAAACGCGCTTCGCAGCTTATCAACGGCATGAAGAAATACGAAGTGCGGGATAAGAAAGTTGGCGAAGAACTCGTTGGCCCGCTCCGTGCGGCGTATGACAAGTTCGTTGCCAGCCCGCGCAACGCGAACACGATGTCAACCGGCTTGCTCCGTCAGGTTATTCTATCGGAAGTAATGCGCGCGTTCCGCCGTCAGTTCACGTCGCTGTCTTACTTCTCGCACAACTTCGGCAACGTGCCGCTGGAAGGCACAGACGTTGTGCAAGTGCCTTACTACCCGCTGGCAACTACCGCCAGCACGGAGTTCACCTATGCGAATGGCTATGTGGCTGGCGCGAACGCGCAGACGCTTTCCAAGAGCATCACGGTTGGCGGCATTGGCAACGGCGTTCCTACTCCGGGTTCTGGCCGCAAGTATCAACCGCTGCAATTCAGCGCGTATCAAATCCGCCGTCAGCCTTGGTTGGACATTCAGAAATTGTCTGTCCTCGCTGGCGAGCAGTTGGCGATTGACGTGCGTGCGGACATCATCGGCTCGAACATCAACGCGGCGAACTTTGGCAATGCGATTTGGACTGGCAACGCGGGCGGTTTCGACCATACCGTTGTTGGCAACGTCTTGATGCAAGCCGCTATCAATGCGTATTGGCCGCTGAAAGGTCGCAACATCGTGGTTGCTCCGAATTATTTCAGCAACCTTGCGATTGATCCCGGACTCTATCCGTATCTGTATTCTGGAAACACCGACATCCTCAATGAGGGTGTCATTCAGAACAAATACGGTTTTGAAAACATCCTGCACGACCCGCTCTTGCCGGTTGCGAATTATATTCGCGGCGGTGATGGCACGGTTACGGCGGGAACTGACCCTTATTTGGCTGGCTATATGTGCTGGCCGTCTGCGGTCTTGGTTGCCACCGCGCCGATTATGCCCCCTCCGGGCGTGTTGAAAAAGCTCGTTGCTTACGAGCAAATCACCGACGACCAGACAAACCTCGCGTTCACTTACCAGTTCTGGGGTAATGAGTCCGCGAACGTGGACAATGAAATCATCGAATGCACCTACGGTTCTGGCCTTGGTGAATTGAAAGCCTTGTTCCGCTTAACTAGCCAAGGAAACTAACCAACACCGCTCCCGCCGTAACTGAATAGAATCAGGGCGGCGGGAGCGGACAATCTCTAAAAATTATGAGCGAAAACATTTTAATCGGAAAGAGCCGCAAAACTGGCAAATGGGAATTGCTGGCTGACCCGTCCGAAACGTATGATGCACACTTACGCATCTATCAGAAAATTGCGTCAAAAATTCCGGTGAATGATGATTATTCGCGCGTTATTTTTGGGCGCGTTCAAAACACGTCAACCCCGCTGACTTTAGTTACAACGGAAGAAAAAACCACGCGCGATAGCTCGCTGGCGGCTTCTGCTGATGTTGCTAAAAATGCGGGACGTGACGCCGATGAGCGCACGGCGAAAATCGCCGCTCAACAAGCGGAGCGGGCGCAGGAATCAAAAGACGCAATCCTTGACGAAAAGAATGCGTTGATTAACCGCATTCGCAAGAGTGCGGGATTGCCGCCTCTGGAAACCACCAAAACCGAAACGGCGGCGGATGAACTTGCGGAAAAGCTGTCAAAGGCAAAGCCGATTGTTCCCAAGCCTGACGCGGAAGCGGACGCCAAGAAAACCCACGAAGAACTAATTTCGGACAAAAATAAACTGGTTGAAACCGTCCAAAAAACGGCTGCGGAAACCACTGCCGGACAAACCAAAAAAATAATTTAACCAACTCAATTCAAAAAACAAAAACATGAAAACATTGCAAAAAATCATCTGTGTCGCGGCCTTGATTGCCGCTCCGCTTGTCTCTCAAGCCTTGCCGCCTACGTCATTGTTTGACGGGACGTTTTACACCAACGCGAATGTCGTTGTTGGCGGCAACACGAATCAAGTCGGCGTCGTGCTGGCAGCGTCAACCAATACGTTCAACTTTCCAGCCGCATCTAGCTGGAATGCTTCTGGCGTTACGGTTGGCAGCCAGCTTAACACAAACCAATGGCCGTCCGCAGCGTTTCAGAGCTACGGCTATCCGCAGACGATTTACGGCCCGTTCCAAACGGCTGAAATTTACATTAGTCTGCCCAATACAGCTGGCACGGCTGATACTCACGTTGTGACGTTTAACGGAACGCCGGACGGCGTAAAGGTTTTGACTAATCTTTATAGCTTTACGGTTACGGCGGGAACTCCGCTTTACACCAACATTAACATTGGTGCGCTATACGGCTTGGCAGTGAACACGATTGCAAACACCAATGCGGCGGCGGCGGTTACGAACGGCGTGATTATTGTTGGCGGTAAAAACGAACTGTAATTCATACCAATGTCCAGCCTGTCAGACACGATGTTATCTGCAAGTTGCGCTCCGCTACTTGAAAACATTCACGGAGAAATTGTAACCGTGCTGACAGGCTTGGACGCTGGCAAAAAGTTTAACGCGATAAACGAAATTGAAACCGATGTCTTTTTAGAATCGGATTTGATACGTGACCCACGCGGGAAACGGGTTTTGCGGTTTAGGGATGTTGCGGGCAATGTGCCGCGATTGACAAAGCTGGACAGATTGCAAACGGCTGATGGGCGGAAATGGACGGCAACGCGCAGACCGTTAAGCGCGTATTTGA